TTGGAATCACCCGCTAGTTATTGCTAGAGCTATTAAGAAAAATTTTGCAAGACTAGCAAAAGAAAATAATATAAAAAGAGTACAAACAGCTGTAAGAGCTGACTTTAAAATAGGTTTAAAGTTCGCTTCATGGCTTGGTTTACAAAACGAAGGATTGATGAAACATTATGGTTTTGATGGTTCAGATCACTTCAGATATGCGAGGATTTTTTAATGAGTTTTGTATTTGATATAGCAGCAGCACAACAAGCATCAGCGATGGGTAAATTTAATCAAGCTGTTTATAATCGTAATGCTAAAATAAAAGAACAAGAAGCTCAAGCTATTGCTCAACAAACAGAATTTGATATTCAAAGATTTGATAAAAGTTATCAACAATTAGTTGGATCAACAAAAGTTGCTGCAGCAGTATCAGGTGCAGAAAGATCAGGAAGTGTATTAAATGTTTTAAGATATAATGCTGAACAAGCAGAAACAGAAAAAGACGTAATTGAATACAACTCTAACGTAGCACAATCACAAAAAATAGAAGAAGCTAACTTTGCAAGAATATCAGGACAGATAAAAAGACAAGAAGCTAGAATTGCTCAACTTGGATATTATTCAAGAGCTGGTGAAAGTTTACTGAGAATAGGTGAAGCTAAAGGAATGTTTTAATGAAGATACCTACATTTACATCAAGAGCTAGATTAACTGGAGAAGCAGCTGGTGTTACTTCAAACATACAAGTTGATCCAAGACAAAATATTGCTTCAGCATTAAGACCATTGGGTAAAGCAGCTGAAAATTATTATGTTAAAGAAAGAGCTATTGAAGATAAAGTTAATGCAGGTGAATTAAGTTCTAAAGCAAGAGTAGATATTTTTAATGCAGAACAACAAGCTGAATTAAAATTAACACCTACTGCTGGTGTAGAATATTTTAAGAATGAATATGAAAAAATAAAAAATAAATATTTATCTCAAACAAATAATAAAAATGTAGCTGATCTTTTTACTATAGGATTAGCACAAAACAAAAAAACTTATATTAACAATATTTTAAACAAAACAAGAAACAACTTAGTTACTAGCAGAGTTGGACAGGTAGAACAACAAGTTGCATCTAATATTTTATCAGCAGTATCTTCAGGCGATCCATATTCATTTAAAACTTTATCTCAAACATCTTTAAGTGCTTATCAAGGTTTAGTAAATGATGGAATTATTGGTCAACCACAGTTTGATGAATATAAAAGAAACTTTCCAAAACTTGTAGAGATTGAACAAGTTAGATTTTTAGCACGAACAGATGCAGCAGGTGCTGCGGTTTTGTTACAAGATCAAAATAATTATAAACAAATAACAGGAGATGATAGAACAAAATTAATTTCAGAAGTGAGATCAAAAGCTAGATTTGATGGTGAAGTTTTAAAATTTAATAATGCTTCAATTATTAATAATCAATTAAAAAAAGCAACAGATAGGCTAAGAGGAAATGAAGCAAACAAAGTTTTTGGATTAACTAATCAAGAGCTTTTAGAATACGCTACTGGTGATGTAAAAGCTGATGAGCAAATAAAAAATTTAAATACTAAAGTCAATGAAGGTAAATTTAATTATGATAGTAATTATAATACAAACACAACTATTATAGAAAAAATAAATTTAGGAGAAGTAACAAACGCAAAAGATCAGTTCAAACTACCAGGTGAAACAACTGCAAAAAGTATAATTGAAAGAGCAGGAGATGGTCAGATTAACGATAATGATCTTAATTTTTTATCAACATTTATAACAAGAACATATAACAATACATTTTCAGATCAAGATAAACAATATATTCAATGGTTTAATAATCTTACACCTTTATTACAAGGTAATGTTTTTTTAAGTTATTTTGATAAAACTTATAATAACAAAGCAAGTAAACTAAGACAGATATATTATACAAAATATGTTGATGGTTTAAGAAACGGAGTTACTATTGAAAACTTATTATCACCCAATTCAGAAAATTATATTGCTAAAGATATAAAAAATCTTTTACCCAAAACATCTGATCTTGGAAGCATTGTGCAATCAATAGCAAAAGAAACAAATCAAAGTGAAGTTCCTCCAAGACTAGAAGGTGAGTCAGCTCTTGATTATGAAAAAAGAACAATGAGTCAGTAATGGATTTAGGACAAAAAGAATTTAGATTAAATGATGCAGGGTTTAGTCAAAAAGAAATAGCTGATTGGAAAAAACAAAAAATACAAAAATTAAATAGTGCAGGTTTTAATAATCAAGAAGTATTAGAAGCCTTTGGCACAACAACTAATAATAAAAAAATATATCAAGATTATTTTTCAGACATAAAAAAACAAATCGTTGATGAATACGAAAGTCAAGAGATTGTTAGTCCTGAAGATGAAATGCTTTATCAATCAAGAATAGAACAAGGTGATCCTGTATCTTTAAAAGAACTTGCAGTTGGTAAAAATTTTGATGGTGATACAATATTGAAAAGAGGTTACGGAAAAACTTTATATGACATGACTACAAGACTTGCAAACAATGAAGGTTTATCTGAAGCTCTTACCCAACCTGAACCTGAAGATTATACATGGTTTGAAGGTTTGTTAGAAAGAGCATATACCTTGGGATTAGAATTACCTTTATATGGAATAAGTTTTGTTCCAGGTACTTTAGCTGGTGGTCCTATTGGAGGTGCTTTTACTGCTGGTGCTATTCCTGGTGTTGCACGAGCTACAATAGTAAAAGGATTAGAACAACAATCTTATGGAGAGCCAGTTACTATTCTTAAAAATTTTTTACAAGAAGGTATTAAAGAAGGTGCTAAGCAAGGTGCAACTTTTGCAGTTACTGCTGTTGCTCCACAATTAAGAATAGGTGGAACAAAATTAGCAGATAAATATATAACTAGAGTTGCTTCACAACTTACTGCGTTTGAAGGAGTAGGTGCAGTTTTAAACCAACAACTTCCAACTTTAAAAGAATTTTCATACTCTGCTGTTTTATTTGGTGGTTTAGGATTAGTTCAACCTAGAAAAACTATGGAAGATAGAACTAAAAAAGTATTTGTTGATACTGGTAAAAAACCTAATCAAGTATTTAAAGATGCAATTATTAATAAAAGAATATTAGAAGATGTTTCATCAAGACCTTTTATTAGAGATTATGCAAATTTATTTCAAAGAAAAACTCCTGAGAAAAAAATTAAAGAACCTGAAAAAATATTTAAAGATGAATTAGCAAACAAAGCATCTGAAAATATTGTTTTAAAACCAAGAGTAGAACCTTTAACAGCTGAAAGATTAAAAGAAATGGGATCAACTGTTAAAAGAAAAACTATTATTCAAGGTATAGATAATAAATATCCAATACTTGAAGTTATGAGAAAGGCAAAAATAAATACTAAAACAGGTATTGAAAAACTAAACATTTATGAACAAGCAAGAATTATGGAAGGTATGCAAAATCGTGCAGGTTACTTTATTGAGTATGGAACTTTAAATGCAAAAACACTAAATGAAAAAGGTTTAGGACTTAAACAAATAACAAAAGATATTACAAAAGAAGGTAAGATAGAAACACAATTATTTGAAACTTATTTATCTAATAGAAGAGCTATTGAGTTAGATGCTAGAGGAATAGAAACAGGTTTTAATATTCAAACTGCAAAAGAATTTATAAAACAAAATAAATCTAAGTTTGAACAAGCGGCAAAAAAAACAGATACTTATCAAAGACATCTTTTAGAATATGCTCGTGATGGTGGTTTCATAACAGCAGAAGCATTTACAGCAATGACAGAAGCTAATAAAAATTATGTTACATTTGCAAGAGAACTTATACAAGATGGTAAGCCAGTTGTAGCTGAAGGTTCTGTAAATCCTTTTAAAAGAATAGAAGGAAGTAAGTTAAGAGTTTATGCACCATTAGAACAAATGGTTAAAAATACAAATACAATAGTTAATGCTGTTGAAAGAAATAAAGTTAAAACTTCTTTTCTTGACATGGTAGTAGAAGCAAAAAAGAAAGATAAAGATTTTGCTCCATTTATAAAAAAAGTAAATCCAAAAACAACTAATAGACCTAAAGAAGATTTAATGACAATTAGAAGAGATGGAAAATTAGAAACTTGGGATGTTGGTAAAGATATTAAAAATGCTTTTACAACTTTAGATCAACAAGGTGCAAATATGTTGATGAATTATTTGGGAGCACCTGCTAGAACACTTCGAGCTGGTGCAATATTAATTCCTGACTTTGCTGTACCTAACTTTTTTAGAGATACTATGCAAGCTAGTTTTTTAAATAAAGTTGGTTTTATTCCTATACAAGATTCTCTTATTGGAGCTTTCAATATTATTACTAAAGGTAATAGAAAAAAAACTATGGAGATGTATAAAAAATATGTCAAGTCAGGTGGTATGCAATCAACACTTTTAGCTGTAGATAAACCAAATATTTTTGATGGTAAAGTTTATGATATTCTTTCTAAAGGACCAGTAAGAAATTCTAACAGAGGAATGTTAGCACCATTCAGAGCTTTAACTCAATTATCAGAGGAGATGACAAGATTTAGAATATTTGAAAAGACTTATAAAAAAGCTATTGAAAAAGGTTTAACAGAAAAACAAGCTATAGAAAGGGGAGCTTTTGAAGCTAGAAATCTTTTAGATTATGCAAAAAGAGGAACATTAGGAAATAATATAAATAGACTTGTGCCTTTTTGGAACGCAAGAGTTCAAGGTTTAACAAGACTATATGAAGCATTTAGAGATACTCCTGGAAGAACAACTGCTATGATTGGTGCTTATGTTGCTATTCCAACTATAGGTTTTTATATGTTAAATTATGATGATGAAGATTATCAAGAACAACCTGAATGGCTAAAACAAGCATATTATTATTATAAAATAGGAGATAAAGGTCAAAGATTTCCTAAACCTTTTGAGGTAGGAACTTTAGTTTCTTCTATCATTGAAAAAAGTTTAGATTGGGTTAGAACAAATGAACCTCAACAATGGAAAGAATTTGCTAAAGATTTTATGTATCAAAATGCAAAAGGTTTTTATCCTATACCAACAGCTGTAAGACCTTTTATAGAAAATTTTATGAACCATAGTTTTTTTAGAGATGCACCAGTAGTGCCAAAATCTTTAGATAAAAATTTATCTAATAAGTTTTACTATACAGAATACACTTCTGAAACTTTTAAATTAGTATCAGAACTTCTTAATGGTTTGGTAGGTGATGAAAGTTTTTTAGCCATGAATCCTATCCATGCTGAAAATGTATTCAGATCATGGACTGGTGGTATTGGTAGATATATTATAGATATTTTAGACTATGGTTTGATTAAATTTAAAATTATTGATGACCCAATAAAACCTACAGATACACTATCTAAAATACCTGTGATTAGAGCTTTTGATATAAGAGATGTTCCAGGTTATTCTGCAAAATCTTTAACAACATTCTTTGAAAAGTTAGAACCTATTCAAAAAGCCTTCAATGATCTTGAGTATGCTCAAAAAATAGGTGATTTTAAAGAGGTTGAAAGGCTACAAAAAGAAGCTCCTTTTGACAAAAAGTTTATGTTAGAGTATCAGAAATCTATAAAAGATTTAGACAAAGCCATTAGACAGATATATAACGTGAAGGAACTTGCTGACGGAACTAAAATTACAAGTGATATGAAAAGAGAGATGATAGATCAGCAATATATATTAATGATTAGTTTCGCAAAAGAAGCATTAAATCTCCTTGATAAAATGGAGGATAAATAATATAGAGAGTTATGACAGTATCATCAACAACAGTAAAAAATTCATATTCAGGCAATGGTAGTAATAACACCTTTGTTTATGGTTTTAAGATATTTGCCAATACAGATATACAAGTTATCATTAGATCATCCACAGGAACAGAGACAACCAAAAGTTTAACAACTCATTATACAGTAACAGGTGTAGGTAGTGCTTCAGGAGG